TCACAGCCGCTTTCTGGCAAACGCCTGGCCTGATGGCGACTTAAGGTACTTCTCGAATTGGAGCGCTTTGTCGGCATCGGAGAATGCAATGTACGTCTTGACGCGCCAAGGTCGAAATTTTGCGGTGTGTGGAACGCTTCCGTTGTTGTGCTTAGCTAGTCGCGCACGCAAATCGTCGGCGATCCCGGTGTAATGGTGAACTTCCGTGCCCACGCTTTCGAGAATGTAGACGTACCTCATGTCACCAGCCCGTCTTCGCTCGCTTCGCGAGCTACGACGCGGCAGCCTTCGCTCCCGCTCGCGGCATCGAGTTTGGCATGACTTTCAGAGAATTGTACTGCGCAAAGAAATACATGACGGTGGGGAGGAGGCGGGATACGGCGGGAAGTGCCGGGATTACCTGGGATATCGCGCGCTTTCGCGGCATCTGCTGAGATTGGGCGCGCGGAACGGCGCCGACCGTCCACGCCAAAAATTAGCCGCCCGCGCGCGCTCTAAGTCCTTGATCCGCCTACACCGCGCCGCCGCCAGCCGCACTCGAAATGTCCCACTTGTCCCAGATGTCCCACTTTGTCGTCGTTAAGCAGCGTTCGAGCGGGTGTTTTGAGGCGCAAAAAACCGTCGTAAGGTGAGCGGAGAAGGAGCATCCGCCATGGCTTCGGATCGTCCCGGTCTCACCGGCCGCAACCTGCTCGGCGCCATCACCGGAGCGGGCCTCATCGCGGCGTTCGTAGTCGGCGTCATTACCTACCGGACGCCATTCGACCACCACTCTCCAGACCAGACCACTCAGCAGCAACCGCCGCACCACACCACCAGCAGCGAGAGCGCCTATCAGCGCTACATCGGTGGCGTTGCCGCGTCGAACAAACAAGCCATCGAGAACATGGGCGGCCACGCCGGCCGCATCGACGATCCGATCCTGGAAGGCTGCAAGCACGCCTATGGCGCGGACACCGACGACGCGCAGGTCCAAGCCTGCGCGTTGCGGCTGCATGTCCAAGAGGATGCCGAGACGCAAGCAGGGCTCGATCGGAAGGCGAGGCAAGACGCCGAAGACATCCGGCTCTACGGTGCGCCGAAGCCCTGATCAAACCGCCTTGAGCGTCATCCGCACCCGGCCGATCACCTGCAGCTCATCGGCCTCGTCACGCGGTAGCCGCTCTTCCTCATAGGCCGGGTTGTCCGAGCGCAGCGCGATCGAGCCGTCCATCCGCTGCTGCAGCCGCTTGACCAGAATCGAATCGCCCCGCCGCAACATGAACACGTCGTCGACGATGTCGATGTCGGATCTGTCGAGCAGCATCAGGTTGCCGTCGCTGATCGTGGGATACATGCTGTCGCCGCTCGCCTGGGTGAGCATCGCGGCCGCTGGGTTCACACCCATCTTCAGCAACACGGCGCGAGGGAATGTCATCCGCGTGCTTGGCTCCTCGTCCCACGCAAACGCACCGGGACCGGCGCTGGCGCGAAAGCGGTAGAGCGGAATCGAGATGGAATCGTCGGGCACCTCCGGCGTCTCCGCATCGAGCGAGCGCTGGCCTTCGCCCGTCGCCAGCCAGTCAAGCGACACGCGCTTGGCTGCAGCCAGCTTCGAGAGCACCTCGAACGGCACCTTCTTGGTGTCGCCGGAGAGGTAGCGGCCCAGCTGCTCGGAGGTGACCCCGGCCACCGCCGCGGCCTCCACCCGCGAATCGAATAGCTCGACCAAGGCCCTCAGCCGGTCCGAGAAGTCGACCGAGTAGAGCCTTCCCACATCCGCAACCAGGCGGGGAGGTTCAACATTTTTTGGGGCCTTAACCACCGATATCTCGCGTTTCTGCGTCTACCCCACCTTGACAGGAGACAATCCTGTCGCTTAACCACGCAAATATGTGGTGTCGAAACGCACCACTATGACAGAATTGTCGGCAACCGAAACGAGGGGATGCCGCCATGCCGGGGATGAGCCGAGCCCATGCGAAATCAGGCGCAGAGACTATCAGGTTGGCACCCCGAGGAAATCAAGGCGGCCATCCGAATTTGCGGCGAGACGCTGGCCGGCCTCGCCCGTGCAAACAAGAAGTCCCCCACCCTGCTGCGCAACGCCCTGCAGCGGCGCTCCTTCAACGCCGAGCAGATCATCGCGCGCTTTCTCGGCCAGAAGCCGGAATCGCTGTGGCCGGACCGCTACGACGCGCGGGGCAATCCGCTCCATCGCGGGCGCGCAAAGAAATCGCGCCGCCCCAAGCTTCGCGTGGTGCGCTGATGAGCGCGCTGCCGCTGCATTTTGACGATGTCCCATCCGCTCTTCGTGGGACGCGGGAGCGAGGAGCCGGTGCGGTGTGCAGTCCCGCGCCGGCTCCTCGGCTTTTCACCCTGCTCAACTTTGCCGCCGCGGTCGCCGGCCTGTTCATCGGCAGCACCATCGGCGTCCTCGTCTACGTCGTGGTGTCGTGACGATGGCGAAGGGGCAGAACACATCGTCGGCGGTGATGGCGCAGCGGGCGCCGGACGTGGTCGAGAAAGACGATGCGCTCACCGCGCTCTACCGCAAGCTCGATTTCTTCCCCACGCCACCGTGGGCCGCGCGCGCCGTCGCCGAGACCGTGCGCCTGCTGACACCTAACGCGCGCACCGCCGGGGACCCGGCCTGCGGCATGGGACATTTTGGCGAGCCGCTGCGGGACTATTTCGACTTCGTCGGCATGTCCGACATTCACGACTACGGCCGCTGCTACGAGGCGCGCGATTTTCTCGACGGCGACTCGCTGTTCGCCACGCCGCGCGGCGACATGCAGCCGGACTGGGTAATCACCAATCCGCCCTTCCACCTGGCGCTCGAATTCCTGCAGGCGGCACTCAAAGTGGCCTACATGGGCATCGCCTTCGTTTGCCGCACCAACTTCCTGCATTCCGACACGCGCTACGCGCAGCTCTACCTCAGCCAAGCGCCGCTGACCTTGCTGGCGCCCTTCATCGAGCGGCCGAATATGGTGCTCGGCCGCTGGGACCCGGACGCTTCGACCGCCACCGACTACTCCGCCTTCTTCTTCGTCAATGGCCTCGACCCTCTTCCGATCCGGCCGATCCCGCCCGGCACCAAACAACGCCTCACCAAGGCGGATGACGCGCGCCGCTTCGCGGCCTCGCCGGCACCTCTTTTCGAAACACTCGAAGAGGCGCGCGCGCCATGACCATGATGGCACTCACCGTCTGGCAGCCATGGGCGTCGCTCATTGTCCTCGGTGCCAAGCCCTGGGAGTTCCGCCACTGGGATTACACCACGCGCACGCGCTATGCGCATCTCCTCGGGCAACGCATCGTCATCCATGCCGGCGCGCGCGCCATCAAGCGGGATGAGATCGACGACATTCTGGCGCGCATCGCCGACGGCACTTCGGCGCTCGACGGCACGATCGCCACGCCGCTGCTGGAGCGCATCAAGGCGGCATACAAAGGCCGCGGCGTCATCGAGCTCTCCGCGGGACTAGGGACGGCCGTCATCGGCATGCCGCGCCGCGTGGTCTTCCGCGGCGTCATCGATTCCGATCGCCTCGACCATTCGGTCTACGGCTGGCCGCTCTCCGACATCCAACCATTCCCGCATCCCGTTCCTTGCCGCGGCAGTCAAGGCTTCTGGCGCTGGCCCTTCAACATGGAGTCGGCCGATGGCTGACGTGCGGCCCGGACCAGGAATTCGCCGCCTTCCGGTTTTTTCCGGCGCTCTCAGAGAGCGCCCACTGATCGCCGACCTGCAACTGCGCGCCAAGCTGATTTCCGAGGCCGTGCCGAATGTGACCGGCTCGATCTCGTCATTGCGCGCCGCCGTCTACGAGCTGGCGCTCCAGCAGCTGATGGAAGCCGTGGTGCTCGGCCGGGAGTTGGAGGGCAACGCGCGCGAAATCGAGGCGCAACCACTCGCAATCGTGGAGCGCGCCGATGGCTAAGGCCCACACCAGCCGCAAGCCGACCACCGTGGCGCGCGGCGTGCGCCACAAGAGCGGCGTGATCGGCATCGTCGTCTATTTCGATCCGGAGACCTTCGCGCAAGTCCGCGCCCGCGCCGTGACGCGCGGCACGTCTTTCGCCCAGCAAGTGCGCGAGCTGGTCGAGTTCGGCCTCATCGACGCGGTGGAGTTGGCCGATGCTTGACGTGCGGGCGGACAAGCAGTGGCTGACGGCGGCGGAGGCCGCGTCCGAACGCCTGCCGGATTTCCCGTCGACCAAGCGGCACGTCAATCGCGTCATCACCGAAGCGAACATCGCCACCCGCAAGCGTGTCGGCCGTGGCGGCGGCCGCGAATTCCACTGGAGCGAGCTGCCGGCGGAGGCCCGCGCCGAATATCTGAAAAGATATCCGTGCGCTACCGCTTCGCTGCTTGAGCGCGGGGACACCCGCGCCCGCGCCGCCGCTCGTGACGTGCAAGCCGAAGCCCGTGCCCGCATCGTCGAGCGCGCCGCCCAGTTCGCCGCCGAACGCAGTCTTACGAACGGCAAGGCGCTGAAGGCCTTTGCCACCGCCTATGGCGCGCGCCGCGCCGGGCTGGAGCCGTGGATTTACGAAAGCATCGCGCAGCTCGCCCCGCATCTGATCCGCGCCTGGCAGAAGAAGCTCAGCCAGGGCGGCAGCGCAGCGCTGGTCGACGGCCGCGGCCGGCCGCAAGGAAGCTGGATAGATGACGACGCGGATCTGCGCGCCTTCATCGTCGCCCGCTTTGCCGAGCGCAGTCTGTCGGCGGTGGCGATCCGCAACATCGTCGCCGCGGAGAAGAACCGCGACGTGCCGCTGCGCACCCTGCAGGCCTTCCTCGCCACGCTCCGCCAGAACAACCCCGCGCTGGTCAAGGCGCTCTCCGATCCCGATCGCGCCCGCAGCCACCACAAGCCCGCCTTCGGCTCGCTGTCGATGAACCTCACGCGGCCGAATGAGCTGTGGGAGATCGACGCCTCGCCGGCCGACGTGATGTGCGCCACACCGGAAGGCCCACGGCGCTACAAGATCACCGCGGTCCTGGACGTGAAGACGCGCCGCGCCCGCGTGGTGGTGTCCGATCAGCCGCGCGCGCTCGCCACCCAGGCGCTGCTTCGCCGCAGCATCATCGAGCTGGGCGTGCCCGAGACGCTGAAAGCCGACAACGGCAAGGAATACAAGAATCGCGCGGTCGAGCGCTTCTGCCGCGACACCGGCATCGCCATCGAGTGGAGCCGCCCGTTCACGCCCGAGCAGAAGGGCCACATCGAGCGCTTCTTCAAGACGCTGTTTCACAGCGGCTTTTTCGAGAGCCTTCCAGGCTTCCTCGGCCACAACGTCGCCGAGCGCAAGGGCATCGAGAATCGCCGCTCCTTCGCGCACCGCTTCGGCGAAGAGGCGCTGCTGGTCGCCGACACAAAGCTGTCGCCGGCCGAGCTGCAGGGCCGCCTCGATCTCTGGCTGCGCGACGTCTACGAGCACACGCCGCATGGCGGCCTCCCGGCCTCAAGCAGCACGAGCGGTGGCCAACAAAAATACATGACGCCGGCGGCGAAGGCGCTGGCCCATGCCGGCGAAGCCCGCTTCCTCGAAAATCCGCGCGCCCTCGACGTGCTGCTGTTCGACGTGCCGGACAATCACGGCATCCGCATTGTCGGCAAGCGAGGCGTGCGCGTCGGAAACGTGTTCTACATCGCCGCCGAGCTGGGCGAGTTCATGGGCCAGCGGGTCCATGTCAAGCTCGATCCGCTCGATCCCGCCACCGCCATCATCTACCGCGTCGAGCGCGACGAATTCCTCTGCGTGGCGAGGGATGCGGACTCGCTGGACGGCGAAAGCCGCATGCGGGTGGCGCTCGGCGCGCAGGCAGCCCAACGGCAGCTGTTCTCCCGCGTCCGCGCCGACGTGCGCAAGGTGCAGAGGCAGCACCCGTCGGACGGCGTGGCGGATCGCATCCTGCAGCTCGCCGCGTATCGCAATGGCGCCGTAGCTCAACGGATAGAGCAACAGCCTTCTAAGCTGTCGGCTGAAGGTTCAAATCCTTCCGGCGCCGCCAACGCTTTTGAAGCTCCAGCCGAAGAGGAGCATGGCCGGGCGACGGGGCCGGTGAATGAGCTTCCCCGTCAACTTTCGCCGGAATCCGAGCGCGCGATGATCGATGCCAACCGGCCCATGCTCCACGAGCACGCCCGCGCTTTAGAGGCCATCGAGCAGTCCAAAAGCGTCCCTCAACCGATCCCCGTCACCGACGAGGAACGCGCCGGCGCGCTCGCCTTCCTCGAAGCGGCGACGCCGCATCTGCCCGCGCCGCGCCTCGTCGAATGCGACGGCTACACGCGGCCGTTCTTCGAGAACAACGTCGATTTCTACTACTGGGCCGAGACCGCCGAGCAACTCGACGCCGAGGACCGCCGCTTCCTCGCCGAGCTGCGCGACTCCGAAACATTCAAGTTGATGCTCGACAACGAGCGCGCGCGGCGCGCGGGAGCGGCGGCATGAGCAACGTGGTGTGGCAAGGCAAGTCGAGCAACCCGCAGGAATATCGCGAGCGCCTGCACGAGCTGTACGCCGCGCTGGAATTGTTCGGCGTCGATGTCGCTGCCCTGCCGTCGCTCCCGCTCGAATTCGAGATCGTCGCGACCGGCGGCGTCGGCTGCACCCACATCGAGATCATCACCAGGCTGGAGAAGAAGCGCCAATGAGGAGGAGTGACATGCGTAGAAAAACCAAACTCGACAAGGCCATCGAAGCGGTGCGCGCGGGCAGCGACTGCGCCCTCGACGACAGTGATCCGCTCGACGGCGCTCCCGCCGTCAAGATCACGCGGCGCAAGAGGTCTCCACGCAAGAAGCCCGCGCGCCGCGCCGTCCAGGCGAAGGCCAAGCGCAAATGAAAAAGAAGCGCGAGCGCCGGGTGCTGTTTGCCGAGCGCTGTTTCGGCTGGGACGGGCTTTTCGCGGGGCTGATGAACGCGCGCGCCAAGCTTTTCGTCGAGGAAGAGCACACCGGCAACGTCTCTTTCGTCGGCAAGGTCGAACTGCTGCGCGACAACGGCGTCGATTACGAACTTCGCATCACCATGGAGCGCTGAATGAAACAGGGGCATTTCGTCGAAGGGCTGTCCAACAGCGCCCGCCTGATGGCCGGCGTCGCCGCGGTCGAGAACCGCGGCGCGCGGGAGGCCGGCATTCTCGCCGTCGAGAGCGACCCGAGCTACGGCAAGTCGCGCACCCTGCTGCGCCTGGCCGTGATCAAGCAGCAAACCGCGCTGGTGAGGGGCAAGGCCGCATGGACGCCTCTGTGGGCGACGCATGACCTGGCCAGCGCGCTCGGCATCTCCGTCAGCCGTCACCGCATCAAGGACGCCTTCAGCGCAGTCGTCCAGCATCTGATGGAGCGGCCTCACCTTCTCATCGTCGATGAGGTCAACCACGCCACCCGCAACCTCAAGGTCATCGAGACCTTGCGGGATATCAGCGACATGACCGAATGCACCTTGGTGATCGCGGGCAATAGAGGCTTCATCGCCGACATCAAGCCCTATCCGATGATCTACGACCGCATCTTCCAGACGGTCACCTTCGGCCCCGCCAATCTCGAAGACGTCAGGCTGATGTGCCAGCAGATGACCGAGGTGAAGATCGCCGACGATCTCATCGCGGAGATCCATCGCCGCACCAACGGCAAGCTTCGCCTGGTGATGAACGCCATCGCGCGCGTGGAAGCCTTCGGGCGCAAGGGCCGCGGCACCGTCACCCTGGCCGACTATGCCGGCCGGCCGCTGCTCAACGACGACCCCGATCCCAAGGACAAGCGCTGATGGTCAAATGCGGCGCCGCGCTCGTGCTCAAGACGCTCTGCGAAAGCGAGCGCGCGCTTAACGTTACCGAAATTGCGCGCGCGCTCGGCCACGGCGCCGGACTCGTCAAGCTGCGCAAGAAGATCATTGCCTCGCTGGGCTGCCTGCTCAGGCGCGAGCTGGCGGCGGTGGCCGAGAAGTCCCGGCGCCGGAGCAGCTTCGAGGAGAAAGCAGCACCTGCTGCGTCCTATGCCGCCACCGAGAAAGGCCGCGACTTCCACCGTTCCGGCAAGCGCATCAAATGCGGACCGCTCAAGCAGCGCCATCCGCTCAGGGCCTACAAGCCGGATGCCTTCTACCAGCGCCTGTGGAAGGTGCTGCGCTTCTCGGAAGGCCGCCGCGCCACCATCCCGGAGCTGATCGAGATCGCGCGGGCACCCGGCGATCCGGGCACCTTGCAGCTCTCCAACAACGCGCGCGCCTATCTGCTGAAGCTGGCGCGCGCCGGCGTGGTGGTGCGGATGACGATCCGGGCGCGCGGAGATGCGCCCACCTCCAACGGCTTCGTGCGCTTCGCTCTGCCGAAGGATCTGGGGCCGCTCGCCCCGGTCACCCGCAAGGGCTTCGTCTTCGATCCCAATTCCCGAACGCAAATCGAATATCGCAAGGAGCCCACGTCATGAGCGACGACCTGCGCCTGCGCGTTCTCACGCTCCTGCGCCGCAAGGCCGGCCAGCGCTTGAGCAAGAGCGAGATCGCCGCCGAGCTGAAGATCAAGCTGGGCTTCCTCGGCGCCGAATACCAGAACGACTGCCGCCTCGGCTTCGAGCTGATGCAGCTGGCCGAGCAGGGCCACATCAGCTTCGCCTTCCCCGACGCCAAGCGGCCCGAGTTCAACTACTGGGTTGAGCCTCCGCGCCGGGACGAGACCACGGGCATGGAGCTGCGGCCATGAGCGGCGAGATCCGGGAAACGCCGGCGGACAAGGAACGCCTCGTGCGGGAGGCGCGCAAATTCTACGAGCTGGTGCGCGCGCACCGCGTCATGCCGAACTACGTCCTGGCGGTTGCGGGAGAAGACGCCGAGGCGGATTGGCGGCGCACCTTCATCTCAATCCACGGCGGGGCGCAATTCGTGGCGGAGATCGCGGCGAGCCTGCTCCGCCAGGCCTGCGCTCACCTCGAGAACACGCTCGGCGAGGCGGGCGACGCCGAGCGTTCCGTCTGGCTGGAGAGAAACGCGGCGGTGCACAGCGCCATCGCCATCCTGGAAACAGTGCTCGGCGCGCCGGAGCTGGGCCGGCCGTCATGAGCTTCGCGCTGCTCGCTCCCGGCCGGGATGACGCGCGCCGCCGCCATCGTGCGGCGGTGTCCGCGGTGCGCGACGAGTTCGGCTTCCTGTGCACCCGCTCGCAGCTCTTGGGCTTGCGCTTCGATGCCTTCGATCTCGACGACGTGTTCATCCAGACGAGCTGCGAAATGATCGAGCGGAGCCTGGGCATCCATCTGCCGCTGCCCCTGATGGTGAAGACAGCCGGCGAGCTGGGTGGCGCTCTGCGAGCGCGCGCTCGCCCGCAAGGAGGAACGCGCATGAGCGATCACTTGGAAGACTGCCCCGTCGCCGGCTGCAGCCACGCCATCCGCCCCGGCCAACTGATGTGCGCGCGCCACTGGAACGCGCTGCCGGAGGAGCACAAGCGCGCCGTCAACGCCACGCTGGCCTCGCTGCGCGACCACGCCAGCATGGCCTCGATCAACGCCTATCGCGCCGCCAAGGCCGCCGCCATCGCCGCCGTCAACGGAGGGGAATTGTGATGGGCAAAGGATTTTTCGGGGCGCGTCGGCCACCGAAACGCCAGCGCTTTCCGCGCCACGAAGGCCGGGTGCATCTGAAGCTCTCGCCGGCGCAATCGATCGCGCTGGAGGCCTACAACTCCTTCCGCGAACTCTATCGCGATCGCACCGGCTGGCACGGTTACCCTGAGAACGGGCAGCAGCCGCGCGTCTATCACACGCCGGCGACCGTGCGCGCGCTGGCCGCCAAGGGCCTGGTCAAAATCCTCCCCAGGGGCTGCATGGGGACGGCCGTTCTCACCGATCACGGGCGCGAAGAGCTCGCGCACCGGGCGGAGCTGGAGCAGATCGCCACCGACGTGTTCGACAAGGCCCTCGCCGAGGAGTTCTCGTCGTGAGCGCGCGCGCCCGCAAGACCTCCGGCCAGGCGCTCGGCCCCAAGAACGGCGGCTCCTATGTCGCCAAAGCGAAGGCCGCGTGGAATCCCCTTCCGGATTGGGTGGCTGTGCTGGCGCGCGAGGCCGACGGTCCGCTCTCGCTCAACGCGCTGGCTGCGAAGATTGGCGGCTTCTCCGGCGGCACCTTGTCGGCCGTGCTCAGCCATTCCTATCCCGGCCGCTGCGACAAGATCGAGGCCCGCGTGCGCGGCGCGCTGATGAGCGCCACCATCACCTGTCCGGTCGAAGGCGAGATCGGCCGCGACCGTTGCGCCGACCATCAGCAGCAGAAGCCGTCGGCCGCCTCGCCGGCGCGCGCCCGCTTCCCCTTCGCCTGCAAGACCTGCCCCAACGCTTTTCCCACCGCCAGCGAAAAGGAGTGAACACGATGCTGAGTCATGATCTCAAACAAACCGCCGGCGCGGTGCGCCTGATGCAGGAAGTCCCCGCGGCCGATCTGCGCGCCAGCCTTTCGAGCATCGCCGAGCTGTTGGATCACGCTGCGGACGAAGCTTCATATTTGGAAGGCGGGTGGCGCAAGGCGGCAGCGCCGCCAAACCGCCTGACCGAAGCCGTGTCTAACTTCTGCCAGCTATCTGTGCGGGCAGCTTCGGCGGTGGTGCGGAAAACCGCATGAGCACGCCACCGGACACCGGCGCCACCGAGATATTCGCGCCGCCGAAGCTGTTCGATCGCAGCAGCTTGCGGCCGGCGGCGACGCGCGCGCTTGATCTCACCGACTCCGACCAGGTGTTCGACCTTGCCCTCGCCGTGGCGCGCGGCAGCGATCGCCGCGTGCTGCAGGCGAGCTTGGCCGAGCAACGCGCCATCGCCGCGCTGGCGGTGCAGTCCTCCGTCATCGCCTCGCAGTTCTTGAACCTGATCGCGCTCTCCGACGCCAACGCACCGCCGGAAAAGCTGCTCGCCGCCTTCGCCGACGCCGCCACGGTGGCGCGCGCGGTCGCGTGCCCGGTGCGGCGCCTGGGAGAGAACACCTGACATGCGCTGGCTGGGCGACCGCATCGCGAACTTCCTGCAGTGGCTCGCGCTCAAATTCGAGCGCAGCGGCGAGGCCAGCCTGCTCGATGTCCGACTCGGCGACCACCTGATCGACACCACCATGGAACCACGAAAGGGACGCAGGCGATGAAAGCGAAAACCAAAGTGAGGAACAAGGCCGCGGCGCTCGACCTGCCGCAGACCGACGACGAGGCGGATACGCTGCTCGCAGAGTACGGCCGCCATTTCAATCTGGTCGCCGGCATCGAGACGCGCATGAACGATACGCTCGCCTCGATCAAGGAGCGCTTCGAGAACGACGCCGCCCCGCACCAGGCGCGCATGAAGGAAATCTTCGACGCTCTCAACGCCTTCGCCGGCACCCACAGGAAGCGCCTCACCGACAACGGCAAGACCAAGACGGTGAAGCTGCCCGCCGGCGAGCTCGGCTGGCGCCTGGCGCCGGCCAGCGTGCGGCTGAAGCGGGGCTTCAGCTGGGACGCGGTGGTCGCGTGGCTGCAGGCCAATCACATGAAGAGCTTCCTGCGCCTCAAATACGAGCCCAACAAGGACGCCATGCTGGCCGATCCGGAGCGCGCCGGCGCGATCGAGGGCATCACCATCGGCTCGGCCGGCGAGGCGTTCTTCATCGAGCCCTTCGGCGCCGAGCTGTCGGAGCCTAAGCCGTGACCGTCTGTCCGCATTGCGGGGTGATGATCTCCCATCCCAAGGCGCGCCTCGGCCTGACGCCGCCGCAGCGCGGGCTGAAGGAGGCCGTCTGCATCTTCACCGCGGGGATGGGAACGCCGCCCACCTACGCGCAGATCGCTCTGATGCTCGACTGCAGCAAGACCAATGTTTCGCAGCTGGTGCGCAGCCTTGTCGCCCGCGGCCACGCCGTCAGTTCGCCCAAGCGGCGCCAGTCGATCGCGCTGGTGGAGGGAGCGTCATGACAGGTCACCGTTTCACCAACGAAGAAGTCGCGCTGCTCGCCGAATGCGAGCGCAAAATGGATGCGGGCGAAATTCCCTTCGTGATGATGGGGGGGGTGCGGCTCGCGACAAATCGCGAGGTGATGGAGGAGCTGAAGCTCGTCCAAGGCCAGACGGTCACGCCGTTCATTCATCACCGCATGCTGGAAATCCAGATCGCGCTTCTCCAAGCGAAGCTCGCCATCGAGCGGGCGCGAGGTAGACAGCCATGAACGCACCTCTCAATCACCGCTTGGGTGGCGATCTCGAGCTGCTGTTCACCATCCAGCCGCTGCTCAACATCCTGCGCGGCGACAAGCGCGAGCGTCTGCACCGCGCCTTCGTGGACGTGGCCCTCGGCCTCGCCACCACCGTGTTCGAGAAGGATGAAACAGCACTTCCGGCGAGCCCGCGCGAAGCGCTGCTGGCGTTGCACAAGACGACGCTCGACCTTTGCGCGCGCGGCGGCGTGGCCCGCGTCGAGCTGACGAGCGCCTACAACGAGCACGGCGAGAGCGGCACTTTCGAAAACGGCGGCATCGCCGAAGCGGCGGAACGCGCACTGGCGCTGCTGGCGCTCTTTCATGCGCGCCGCCTGCAGGGAATCCCCTGATGGCCTCAAGCGGTAGGCCGAGAAAAGCGAACAACGTGCGCCATATCCGCCTCGGGCTTCTACATGCGCGTGTGGCGAAGGCGAAGATCACCGACGACGACTATCGCAATCGGCTGGAGCGCGAATTCAACGTGCGCAGCGCGCGCGATCTCACCGACCGCCAGCTCGACCGTGCTTTGGAATTGTTCCACGTGAAACCGTCCGCAGGCGGAGCACATCCGCATCTGCGCAAGGTGAGGGCGCTGTGGATCGCGCTGGCCAATCTCGGCGAAGTCGACCCCAGCGACGCGGCGCTCGATGCGTTCGTGGAACGGCAGAGCGGTAAGCAGCGGTTGACGTTCCTCACGCCGGTCGACACCGGCGCCGTGGTCGAAGCGCTGAAGGCGATGTGCGCGCGCGCCGGCTTCGTCATTCCTGCCAACGACGCGCACGGCATGGAAGCGCGCCGCGCCCTGATCCGCGCGCAGTGGACAAAGCTGCGCGATCTCGATCCGCCGCTCGCCGGCCGCGCTGCCGCTATTAGGGATGACATCGTAGACCTGATGGCGAACGGCGACATCGCCAGCCTCGATCGCCGCCAGCTCGACGACGCCGCGCGCATCCTCGGCCGCCTGTTGCGCAAGCATGCGGCGAAGCGCAACGGAGCCGCCGCTTGAGCGCGCCCGTTGAGCTGCCGGAAGTGCTGCGTCCCGCCTTCGAGGTCGGCGGCGCCGACGCGGTGTTGCGCCTTTCCAAAGCCTTCGGTGGACAGCGCATCCACGTGCCGAAGGCGCCCAGCGACTCCCATCCGCTGGTGAAGGCCGGCGGCCGCGCCGCCGCTGCAGCCATCGCGTCGGCCTATGGCGGCGAGCAGGTCGAGTTTCCCTTCGGCGTCAGGGCGGTGCGGCTGATCATCGCCGCCGTGGAAATCTCCGGCGGCGCCAGCAACAACGGCCTGGCCAAGGTGCTGGGGATCTCCAACCGGGAAGCCAAACGCTTGCGCGCGCGCCTGAAAAAGGGAATCTCGCGCGGGACGCTCAAGGGCCTCAAGGCGGTGCGCACGCCCAAGCGCGATCCGCGCCAGCTCGATCTCGTAGACATGCTGCGCTGAGGCGCCGGTCTCGCATTTGGGTTTCTGCCATCCCCGTGCTCACGCAAAGCCAGCGGTCCCGCGCGCACAAGGGGACCGCGGTCCCCCTGACGGTGTGGTTGAGCAAGCGCGCAGTCTCGCATCCGAAACAGGAAGTGTTCTCCACTGGGAACATGTCCGGCGGGCGGGGCCAGTCCCCGCCCGTTCGCTCATAGCGAGGTTCGCGATGTTGTCTTCCCTTCTCCGCCGCATTCCACCGATCGACGTTCTGCTCGGCCTCATCGTGCTCGTGCTGCTGCTGATGTTTTTGTCGCCGGCGCATGCCGCGACCGCAGCGTCGAGCGCCACTGCTGTCGAGTTTTCGACCGCCCTGAAGGATTTGGTGGATGCCGCGATCGCTGCCCTGTTGGTGGTGGTCGGTGTCGCGATCAAGCTCGGCTACGCGCGCTTCGCCGAACATTTCGGGCTGAAGAACGACCAGCTGGTACGCGACGCCATGCTGCGCATCGCCTGGGATGCGGCGAGCTACGGCAAGGCCTATGCCGACGACCGCGTCAGCACGGTCAAGGGCGTCGATGTGGGCAACCCCACCATCGCCGCCGCGGCCAACTTCTTCCTGCAACACGCCGGCAATGAGATCGCGCACTTCCATCTCAGCGATGAAGACGCGATCCGAATCGTGAAGTCTCAGCTGCCGCAGACCGTTCCGGCCAGCCTCGGCGCAACCCCGGAGAAAACGTCATGACGCATATGTTTCGGAGGAGCGCGCTGGCGCTCGCCATTGTTGCAGCCGCCGCACTTGGCGGCTGCGGAAGCACAGGAGGCATCGGCGCCCTCCTAGGGACCAACGTGCCGGCACCCAAGACGCCGAAGCAGGTCTTCGCCGAAGGCGTCGGCGGCTACTCGGTGCTGCGCGAGACCGCCAACAAATATGAGGCGCTGCCACGCTGCCCGGTCGGTGCGCCCGTCTGCAGCGATCAGGGAATCGTCGGCACCATCGAGGCGGGCGACGCCAAAGTGTGGGGCGCGATCCAGAAGGCGGGGCCGGTGGTCAAGGCCGACAATCCCGACGCCGACACCGTGAAGCGCGTGCTCGACGATCTGAGCGCGGCGCTCACGTCGTTCGGCACCGTCGTAACCCCCCTGAAGGTGAACTGACATGGGCGCAGCACTCGCAATCGCACAGGCTTTGGCGCTCGCGCTCCAGGCCATCGAAGAGGCCAAGGGCATCCTCTCCACGATCAACGACGTGGTGAGCAAGGCGCAGGCCGAAGGCCGCGATCTCACCAACGATGAGGTCGATGCCATCGTGGCCAACGCTGCCAAGCTGCGTCCTCAGCAGCAGGGTTAACCGCTCACCAGGGGGCTGGATGTCGGGCGTATGGCCGATGTCTTCGACGAAGCGCAGCGGTGCGAGGAAGCCACTCGCGCCGCTGCGCTCATTCGCTTCCACGGCAGCACGCCGCGCGCTGAGGGCCGCGACGACTGCGAGGATTGCGGACATACGATCCCGAAGAAGCGCCGACGCGCGCTGCCCCACGCCACCCGCTGCATCGGCTGCCAGCGGTTGTTCGAGAGACTGAGATGAACGAGGTGATCCAGACCTGGTGGCCGATCGTTGCCAGCGTCTTGGCCGTGTGCAGCGCCATCATCTCGCTGTGGGTCAATTCGCAGATCGACAAGAAGATCGCCGCGCTCGGCGTCGACAAGAAGATCGCCGAGGCCAAGGCGGATATGGAAGCATCCACCGCCGCCCTGAACGTCGACGCCAAGATCACCAACGCGACTGCCGTGGTGAATTCGCTCATTGGCCTGCACGGCGACCGCATCACCACGCTCGAAGCCAACTGGAAGACATTGCCCGATCGCGAGGACTTCCACCGCATCGCGCTGCAGGTCGAGCGCATGGGCGGCGAGCTCACCTCCGTCAAGACGCGGCTCGACGGCTTCGAGGAGACCATGCGGGCGCGGCTCGACGGCATCGCCGAAACGATGAAGTTGAACGGCCGCGCCATCGATCGCGTGCTCGACTACCAGCTGGGAGATAAGACGTGAAGACCTTCGCCGAGTCTCTGGCCGAAGACCGCCGCCTGGCGATCCTGACGCTGCTGATCGAGGCCGAGGGCGAAGCCAACGAGAGCGTGCTGCAGACGGGGCTCGCCATGCTGGGCCATTCCCGCGAGCTGACGCGCGACAACGTGCGGCTGGACATGCAGTTCCTCGGCGATCGCGGCCTGGTCACCCTGGAATGGTACGGCGACAAAGTGTGCGTGGCGCGCATCGCCCGGCGCGGCGTCGAGGTGGCCGAAGGCAAGGTGCGCGTCGACGGGGTGAAAAAGCCCGCGCTGGGAGACTAGCGCCATGCGGGCGTCCACCATCGACAAGCTCGACGTTTCGCTGCGCGCGGAGATCAACCGCCTGCGCGTCGACAAGGGCTACAGCATCGATCAGATCCTCGAATATCTGAAGGCGATGAACGCGAGCGTGTCGCGCTCGGCGATGGGGCGCCACGTCAAGAAGCTGGCCGAAGTGGGCGCGCGCATCCGCGAAGCCCGCGCCGTGGCTGAGGGCATCGCGCCGACGCTCTCCGGCAAGGACGACGGCCAGCTGCTCAACATCAATGTGGAGCTGCTGCAGGCCGCCGCCATGCGGGTGATGTCGGCCACCGACGACAGCGGCGAGGACGTGCAGCTGACCTCCAAGGAAGCGATGGAGCTCGGCAAGGCGCTGGAGTCTTCGGCCAAGGCGCTCAAGATCAACGCCGACCGTGTTCTCAAGATCGAGCAGGCCTTCGCCAAGAAGGCCGTGAAAGTCGTCGAGGCGGTCGCGGCCAAGACGCCGGGCATGTCGCGCGAGTTCGTCGACGAGATCAAGCTCAAGGTGCTGGGGCTGCCGAAGTGAGCGCGCTTCCCGTCGACGAGCTGGACGGATTGCCGCTGAGCGAGGAGGAGTGGAAGCGCCACCGCCTCGACGCCATCGCCTCGCTGCCCGCCGAGCTCGCCGGCGCCGCGCTGCCCGACATCCTGCTACCGTTTCAGAAGGAGCTGCTGCAATCCACCGCGCAGCATTCCCTCACGGTCGCCGAGAAGAGCCGGCGTACCGGCGCCACCTGGGGCGTCGCCGCGGACGCGGTGCTCACTTCCGGCGCCAGCCGTGCCGCCGGCGGCATGGACACGCTGTACCTCGGCTACAATCTCGACATGGCGCGCGAGTTCATCGACACCTGCGCCATGTGGGCGCGCGCCTTCGCACCGGCCGCGTCCGCGGTGTCCGAGTTCCTGTTTTCCGACGGCGAAGAGCAGGGCAAGGAGCGCTACATCCAGGCGTTCCGCATCCGCTTCGCCTCCGGTTTCGAAATCGTGGCGCTCTCGTCGCGGCCGCGTTCGCTGCGCGGCCGCCAGGGCTATGTCATCCTCGACGAGTTCGCCTTCCATGACGATGCCGACGAGCTGCTCAAGGCAGCCTTCGCGCTGCTCATCTGGGGCGGCAAGCTGCTGGTCATCTCCACCCACAACGGCGAAGCCAACCGCTTCAATCGTCTGATCAAGGACATCCGCGAAGGCAAGCAGCCCGGCAACATCGTGCGCTGCACCTTCGACGACGCCATCCGGCAGGGATTATTTCAACGCATCTGCCTGGTCTCGGGCAAGACCTGGTCGGTGGAGGCCGAGGCCGCCTGGCGCGCCTACATCCGCAAGACCTACAGCGCCCATGCCGGCGAGGAGCTCGATTGCGTGCCGAGTCTCGGCAGCGGCGTCTACATTCCGCGCGTGCTGATCGAGGCCTGCACCAATCCCGAGCTGCCGCCGGTGCTGCGCCTGCAGCCGCCGGAAGGCTTCGCGCTCAAGCCGCAGGATTATCGCGAGCGCTTCGTCGCCGACTGGCTCAAGGCCAACGTCGATCCCATCCTGGAAAAGCTCGACAAGAGCTGCGTGCACGCCTTCGGCCAGGACTTCGGCATGGAGGGCGATCTCTCCGTCTTCGCGCCGGTCGCCAAGCGGCACAACCTGTCGCGCTATGTGCCCTTCGTGATCGAGATGCGCCACGTGCCGCACGAGCAGCAGAAGCAGGTCGTGTTCCATGTCTGTGACCGGCTGCCACGCCGCGGCGCCGGCAAGTTCGACGCCGGCGGCAACGGCTCCTATCTCGCCCAGGTCACCATGCAGCGCTACGGCGCGACGGCGATCGAATGCGTCAAGCTCAGCCAGCCCTGGTATCTGGAGCACGTGCCGCCGTTCAAGGCGGCCGTCGAAGACCGCTCCTTCGAATTCACCGCCGACGACTTCCTGGTCGAGGACATCGCGCAGCTGAAGCTGGTCAACGGCATCCCCATGGTGCCGAAGGGCGCGCATACCGACGATCGCGACGGCGGCAAGCGGCACGGCGACTTCGCGGTGGCCGCGGTGCTCGGCTATGCCGCGAGTCTCGCCGACGTGATCCCCATCGAATTCCAATCGACCGGCATCAAGCGCGGCGCGCCCGAAGGCGAGGCAGCCGAGCCGGAGATCGACACATCGGTCGGCTTCGGCGCGGTGCGCGGTGATCTCGATCTCGGAGGATGGGCGTGATGGCGGACGACAACAAGGCGCCGGAGAAGAGCGAGATCGCCACTTCGGCCGACGGGCGCGACATCACCAAGCCCTATATCTGGCTGCTGGAGCAAAACCAGGACGCGGTGCTGGCGGCGAAAGGCGGCGGCCTGGAAGTCTACGAAGATCTGCTGCGCGACGATCAAGTGTTCGCCACCTTCCAGCAGCGCCGCCTCGCCATCACGAGCCGCGAGTGGCAGGTCGATCCCGGCGCCGAGGACAAGCAGTCGACCATGGCGGCCGACTTCTTCAAGGAGATGCTGTTTTCGCCGCAGATCGAGTTCGACGACAAGACGGACAAGATGCTGTACGGCCGCTTTTACGGCTACGCCACCGGCGAGATGATGTGGGGCCAGGACGGCCGGCACACCGTCATCGACAGCATCAAGGTGCGCCGCGCACGGCGCTTCCGTTATGATCGGGAAGGCGGGCTTCGCCTGCTCACCCGCGGCGACATGTCGAGCGGCGAGCTGATGCCGGACCGGAAGTTCTGGACCTGGAGCGTCGGCGCCGACAATGACGACGCGCCCTACGGCCTCGGCCTTGGCCGTCAATGCTACTGGCCGGTGTTCTTCAAGCGCAACGGCATCAAGTTCTGGCTGATCTTCCTCGACAAGTACGGCATGCCGACCGCGAAGGGCTCCTATCCGCCGAATGCCTCGGCAGAGGATCAGAAGAAGTTGCTGCAGGCGGCGGGCGCGCTCGGCACCGATCGGGCGGTGATCGTTCCGGACGGCATGCTGCTGGAGCTGCTGCAATCGCAGCGCTCCGGCACCGCGGACTATGCCGCGCTGGTCGACAAGATGAACGATGCGATCAGCAAGGTGATCCTGTCGCAGACGCGCACCACCGATGCGGTCGCCGGCGAGCTCGGCGGCGCGGGCGAGCACATGGAGGTGCGCGACGAGGTGGCGAAGGCGGACAGCGATCTGCTGTGCGCCAGCTTCAACCGCGGCCCGGCGCGCTGGCTGACGGACTGGAACTATCCGAACGCGGTGCCGCCGCGCGTCTACCGCAACTTCGAGGAGGAAGACGATCTCGACAAATCCGCCGAGCGCGACACCAAGGTCTACGCCATGGGCTTCGAGCCGAGCGAGGTCTACATCAACGACAAGTACGGCGGCGAGTGGACCAAGCGCGCGCCGGCGCCGTCTCCGCTCGACCTGCTGCGCACCACGCCGGGTATTGCCGACAATCCCAACGCCTCGACCTTGCTGCATGCGGCCGCTTTTGCTGAAGATGCCAATGCGATCGCCGCGCAGAGGTCGCTCGACAAGGCGGTGACCGATCAGTTGGCGCAATGGCGCGAGGTGATGAGCGAGCCCAAGGATCAGCTGCAAGAAGCGTTCGACGGCGCCGGCTCCTTCGCCGAACTGAAGACCGCGCTCGCCAAGCTGCGCGGCAAGCTCACGATGAAGAAGCTGGGCGACGCGCTCTTTCGCACCACGACGGGCGCCATGGCCGGCGCCCTCGAAGGCCGCGGTCTCGAGGAGAACAAGTGATGCCGTGCGCGGCGCTGAAGTTAGAGGATGGTCGGACCGCGATCCTCTGCAGCCGCGGCAAGCGCACGCGCAAATGCCATTGCTGCGGCGCGCCGGCGGCGCGGCTATGCGACTTCGAGCTGCGCCGCGGAAAGAGCTGCGACAAGCCGCTGTGCGACGCTTGCGCCGTGCCGGCGGGTGACGATCGTGATTACTGTCCGGACCATCCCTGGACGGCGGTCGCGCAGCCGCAATTGTCTCTGGTGCTCTGACGATGCCCGATCTCATCCTCGACGATTTCCAGTCGCAAGACGTTTCGCGCGCGCTCGATCGCCGCCTCTCCAACCTGGTGCCGACCTTCCATTGGCGCGACGTGGAGAACTGGCAGCACAGCCAGATGTTCACCGTGGCGAAGACCGCGGGCTACGACGTGCTCGACGATCTCGCCGCGGCCGTCGAGGATGCGATCAAGAATGGCGAGACCTTCGACACCTTCTCGAAGAGGCTGATCCCGATCCTCCAGGACGCCGGGTGGTGGGGCCGCGACCAGGTCATCGATCCGCTGACCGGCCAGCTCGCCGAGGTGCAGCTGGGCTCGCTGCGCCGGCTGCAGATCATCTACGATACCAATCTGCGCATGAGCTACTCGGCGGCCCGCTGGCTGGAGATCGAGCGCGTCAAGGCCGACCGTCCCTATCTGATGTATCAGGCGGTGCTCGACAGCCGCACCAGGGCAGAGCATCGCGCCTGGAGCGGCACCATCCTGCCTTGCGATCACCAATGGTGGAACACGCACTATCCGCCGAACGGCTGGAATTGCCGCTGCACGGTAATCTCGCTCTCGGATCGGCAGCGCGACCAGTTCCTCGGCCAGGACGGCATCCGCACAGATCCATTGCCGTTCGACCTGCGCTCGGTGATCAACACGCGGACTGGCGCGACGGAGCAGGTGCCCGAGGGCATCGACCCCGGCTTCGGCTACAATGTCGGCAAGGCGATGCTGGCGGCGCTGGCAAGTGGGGGTTGACCCCCACATCGCGCGGCCGGGGGCAGCGTTAAGAAATCAGTAACTTGTATTAACGCCGAATCCGGCCACTAAATCTGGCGGCCCGTGGAGGCCCTCGCGCGCCTCGGCACGACCCAGGATACCGGGCCGCCCCGACTTGCTGCTTAAATCGCTGCTTAAATCGCTCCAGGGCGGGCGTTAACCCTCGCGCCTCCCCCCATTTTCGGGCAGTCGCCGGATTCGGCCTCCCAAGCACCCCAAAATTAGGCTATGACACCCGTCCGCGCCGGCGGCCCTGCCCCGGCCGCGCCGCCGCTAGGCCGGCCCGGCGCCCTGCCGCTTCGGGGACGGATAGCAGGGGACAGCTGTCCCCCTGTATGCCTGACCTGCATGCGGGCCAGTTTGCGCCCCATGTCGAAGCCGCAGCCCACCATCGAGATTTTCCGTCCCGGCCGTCACACGGCCATGAACGGCGAAACCATCGACTTCACCGCCGCCGACGTGGCGGCGATGGCCGCGGCCTACGATCCCGCGCTGCACGAAGCGCCGGCCGTGCTCGGCCATCCCAAGGACGACGATCCGGCCTATGCCTGGGCGAGGTCGCTCAAGGTCGAAGACGGGCGCCTGGTGGCGACGATGGATCAGATCGAGCCGGCGTTCGCCGAGCTGGTGAAGAACGGCCGCTTCAAGAAAATCTCGGCGGCCTTCTACAAGCCGGACACGCCGGGCAATCCCAAGCCGGGCAAGTACTACCTGCGCCACATCGGTTTCCTCGGCGCCATGCCGCCGTCGGTGAAGGGGCTGAAGCCAGTCCACTTCGCGCAAGGCGACGACGGCGTTCTGGAATTCGCCGACAACATGGACTGGCCGTGGGTGCTGCGCTCCATCGCGCGGCTGTTCAGCGGCTTCCGCGACATGCTCATCGAGCAGAAGGGCGTCGAAGTCGCCAACCAGGCGCTCGGCAGCTGGGACATCCAGTCGATCGAAGACGCTGCCGCGCGCGCCGAGAGCGCGCAAGCCTCACCCTCTTACTCCGAACGGGAGAACATCGTGACCGACGCCACCACCACCACCACTGCCGCAGCTGCTGGCGAGCTCGCTGAGCGCGAGAAGAAGCTCAAGGCCGCCGAGGACAAGCTGAAGACCGACGCCGCCGCCTTTGCCGAGCGGGCCAAGACCGCGCGCGGCACCGCCGATGCCGAGCTGGTCGATCAGCTCGTCAAGGCCGGCAAGCTCGCGGTGGCGATCAAGCCCGCGCTGCTCGCCTTCATGGGCACGCTCGACGCCGAGGGCGTTGTCACCTTCGGCGAAGGCGCCGATGCGCCCAAGCAGACGCCGCGCGAGTTCTTCCACGCGCTGCTCGCCAATAGCGGCAAGCTGATCGAGTTCGGCGAGCTGTCGAGATCGGACGGCGATCCGGAGCCGCAGCCTTCCGATGCGCTCGCCTTTGGCGAGCAACTGGCGAAGCAGGCGGTCGCCTACATGGCGGAGCAAAAGCTCAAGGGCATCGTCGTGGACTCCGATGAAGCGGTCCGCCATGTCCAAAAGCAACGGGAGGGCAACTGATGCAGTACGGTCTGACGCGAACTTACAGGGCGCAAGGCGCTATCGGCGGCCGGCGCCTGGTGAAGTGGGGCACGGCCGACAACACGGTGACGCTGTGCACGGCGGCGACCGATCTCAGCATCGGGGTCAGCGCGCCAAACGTCGACGCGGTCGATCTTGGCAGCGTCGACGTGATCCTCGGCGGCATCGCCGAAGTCATCGCCGGCGGCAACATCACGCGCGGCCAGGAGGTGACCTCGGACGGCGCCGGTGCCGGCGTCGCCTGTACCCCGGCCGCCGGCACCGCCAAGCGCAGCATCGGCCAGTCGCAGGTGAGCGCGGTGGCAAATGACTTCTTCGAAGTGCTGGTCCGGCAGGGCCAGATCACCACGCCGGTTTGATCGGCACCAGGAGAGAGCGACATGACCACCAATCCCGCACCTTTCGTGATCGACCCTTATCTGACGGGCATCGCTATCGCCTATCAGAACGGTGTGCTGATCGCCGACTCCGTGCTGCCGCGCATCGCGGTGGGCAAGTCGGAATACAATTTCACCCGCTATCCGATCGCCGAAGAGTTCCGCATCCCCAACACCTTCGTCGGCCGCACGGGCCAGGTGCGCCAGGTCGAGCTCACGGGCACGAAGGATACCGGCAGCGTCAACGACTACGGCATCGAGGTCCCGGTGCCGCAACGCGACATCGACAACGCGCCCGCCAACATCAAGCCGCTCGACCGCGCCACCAAGAAAGCGACCAACATCATCCTGCTGGATCGCGAGGTTCGAGTGGCCAACATCGTGTTCAACACCTCGAGCTATGGGTCCGGCAACCGTACCACGCTGTCTGGCTCCAGCCAGTTCAGCGACCCGACCTCCGATCCGATCGGAGTAGTCAACGCTGGCATCGACGCCTGCATGCAGCGCCCCAACAAGCTTGTGTTTGGACGTGCGGCTTGGACCGGCTTCCGGGCCAATCCGAAGGTCGTCAAGGCGGCGAACAAGAACTCGGGCGACTCCGGCAACGCCTCGCGCCAAGCCGTGGCGGACCTTTTCGAGGTCGCCGAAGTGCAGGTCGGCGAGAGCTTCCTCAACACCGCCAAGCCTGGCCAGGCGGCGACCTTGAGCCGTGTGTGGGGCAAGCACATCGCGCTGCTGTTCATCGACCCGCTCGCGGATTCCTCGGATGGCATCACCTTCGGCTGGACGGCGCAGTGGAAGTCGCGTGTGAGCGGCACCCGCCCCTTGCCGGATGTCGGCCTTGAGGGCGCCACGGCCGTGCGCGCGGGCGAGATGGTCGAGGAGAAGATCATCGCCAACGACTGCGGCTACTTCATCCAGAACGCGGTCGCGTAGAGCGCGACCGAGAGAGGAAACACACCATGGCGAAGTCCGACTACAGGGTGTTAACCCGCGTCCACCACAACAAGAAGGCCTACGAGGAGGGCGACGTGGTCGCGCTCGAACCGGGCGAGGCGGCGCCGCTGCTCGCCGCTCAAGCGATTGCGGAGCTGCCGGAATGGCCTGCAGCTCCTACGGCGAAGACGGAGAAATAGTTTCGCGAGGGGTGGAGCAGCCCGGTAGCTCGGCAGGCTCATAACCTGCAGGTCGTCGGTTCAAATCCGACTCCCTCAACCAGATACAGCCAAGCGCGGCGACCGGACCTCTCGCTATCGCAATGGCACCACAGGGGAACGGCGCCGTCCGGGGTTGCCGCTTCTCGCCTAACAGGCGCGTCATGGCGAAGAGCGGATTTGCCAAGGGGCATTTGCGGAGCTTGGTCGAGCGCGTCGAGCGTCTCGAAGAGGAGAAGGCCGCGCTCACGGCCGACATCCGCGAAGTCTACGCCGAGGCGAAAGGCCAGGGCTTCGACACCAAGATCATGCGCCAGGTGGTGCGCCTTCGAAAGCTCGATCGCGCCGATCGCCAGGAGCAGGAGGCGGTGCTCGATCTCTATCTCTCCGCGCTGGGGATGCGCGTATGAGCTACGCCACCAAACAACACATGATCGAGCGCTATGGCGAGCGGGAGCTGGTGCAGCTCACCGACGCGCTCAACATGCCGCCGGCGGCAATCGACGACACCGTGCTGCAGGCCAAGCTCGATGACGCCGATGCGGAGATCAACAGCTGGCTTGCCGCCCGCGTGACGACGCCGGTCTCGCCGGTGCCGCGCATTCTCGTCAACAAGGCCTGCGCAATCGCCCGCAAGTATCTCTACAGCGATCGCGCCACCCAGCAGGTGACAGACGATTACGAGGACGCCATGACGTGGCTTCGGGCCGTCTCCAAGGGGCAGGTGGCAATCGGCGACAACACCGCCGAGACGGTCGCGCCTTCCGCAGGCTCGCCGCAGATCTCGGGCCCGGACCGCGTCTTCACTCCAGACACGCTGGTGGACTTCTGAGCATGAGCGTTTCCATGCGCACCGGTGTGAAGGTCGAGGATGCCGGCATCCGCGATGTCTTCGCGCGCATGAAGGGCTTCGGCGCGGCGCCGCTCGACAAGATGGACGACGCGATCGGCGCGGCGATGGTGGCCTCCACGCAGCTGCGCTTCCGCAACAGCTCAGATCCTTCGGGCAATCCGTGGAAGCCATCCGAGCGCGCGCGCAAGACCGGCGGAAAGACGCTGGTCGAGCACGGCTATCTCGCAGCCTCGATCACCCACAACGTGCTGCAGGGCAAGGGCGTGGAATGGGGCTCGGCCATCGTCTATTCCCAGGTGCATCAGCAAGGCGCCATCATCCACCGCGAGGCGCACAGCCAGAACATTTTCCGCAAGCTCGATCGTTACGGCGAACTGCTGCCCGGCTTCGTCAAGAAGTCGAAATCGACCTTCGAGCAGGCGGTCCACGTCGGCGCCTACGACATCACCATCCCGGCGCGGCCCTTCCTCGGGGTCTCCACCGAAGACGAGGCGGAGATCGAGGACATCGGCGTGCGCCATCTCGCATCCGCGATCCTCGGCGAGGGCCACGCATGAGCAACACGCTCGAGCTGATCCGCGCCAAGGCGATCATCGATCGGCTCTCCGAGACGGTGAAGGTCGGGGGCCTGGTCGCCGACGTGGTCGGCATCGGCTCGATGCCGGAGGCCTATTCGCTGATCCTGCGCTCGCCGACGTTGTTCGCGCTGCCACCGGATCGCACCGCCTCGTCCAACATCGCCGCTACCGGCGCCACGGTGCAGACCGTGACCAGCACGTTCCGCGTGCTGGCCGGCTTCACCAAGATCGGCGCGCGCTTCGGGGACGATCAGTCCGGCCCGGTCGAGGACGTGAGCGCCGCCGTGCTCGGCGCCATCGTCGGCTGGACGCCGGACTCCGCCAGCGCCAGCCCCTTCCAATTCGTCTCCTCCGGCCTGGTCGAGCTCGACTTCAAGGCCGGCGCGATGCTCTGGGCCTACGAGTTCTCCACCCGAACCCATGTGAGGGCAACATGACCGACAAGCCGAGCGGCCGCATCATCGTCGATGCGGACGGAAAGGAGCGGCACGTGCCGCTCGACACGAAGGAGGGCGCTGACGTGAGCGCGGGCCATGGCTACGACGCCGGTCCGGGCGCGCTTTACAACGCCATCCGGGCGCTGGGACCGGAGCAATCCGCGATCGTCTTCCTGCAAAGCCAGGCCGAGCGCGAGCGCATCATGGGGCTCGAAGGCAAGGCGCGCGAAGACGCGATCGCCGCGCTCAAAGCCGGGGACAAGAAGCCCGCGCCACCCACTGCGACCGCCGATCCGAAAGGGAGTAAGAGCTGATGCTGCTCGCCGAAACCATGGTGCTGCTGGAGAAGCTGGAAACCAGCTACGCAACGGACTCCACGCCGGACGCAACCAACGCGCTGCTTGGCACCAACGTCAACATGGTGCCGTTCGCCGGCTCGACCGCCGACCGCAAGAAGGCTCGCGCGCTGTTCGGAAACGATCCGCTCGAGCATGTCGGCACCTATCAGACGCTCACCTATGACGTGGGCCTGGCCGGCGCCGGCGCGGCCGGCACCGCGCCGCTCTACGGTCCATCTATCCGCACTTGCGACCTGCTGGAGACCATCACCGGAGGGGTGAAGGTCGATTACACCACGCAGAACTTCAATCCGGCCACTTCGAAAAGCTCCACCATCAAATTCAACTGGGGCGGGTTCCAGTGGGCGCTGCTGGGTAGCCGGGGAACGCTCTCGCTGGTGCTGGAAGCAAACCAGCTGCCCCAGCTGCGCATCAGCAAGACCGGCCTGTTCACGTCAGCGGCCGACGTGGCGCTGCTCGACGTGGAATCGCAGATCAATTCCTTCCTCGGCGAGCTGGAGGTCAACAAGGCCAACACCACCTTCACCTTCTTCGGCGTGACGCCGACCTTGCAGTCGCTGCAGATCGACCTGGGCAACGTCTACAAGTTCCGCGACCGGCCGAACGCGGCCATCGTCTCCATCACCGACCGCCTGCCCGCCTTCTCGGCGACCTTCGAGCTCGATTCTGTGGCTACCAAGGACTGGATGGGGATCGCCAGGGCCGGAACGCTCGACGCGATGGCGGTGGTGCACGGCGCAACCGCCGGCAACATCATCAACTTCGATGCCGCCAAGTGTCAGCTCGTCCAGCCGAGCGTCGAGAACATCGACGGCATCCTCCATCTCAAGACGGGCGGCAAGATCATCCGGCAAAGCGGCGCCACGCCCGAATGGCGCCTGAGGGCAAAGTAACATGACCAAGATCGAATTCGTGCTCGCCGCGGCGGGCGATAGCGAGCGCACCATCACCTGGCCCTGCAAGATCATGGAGCCGCAGAACGATGGCCAGGTGGAGGAGAAGTGGCTCGATGCCAGCTTCACCATCCCGAGCCCCAAGCAGCTCGTCGACCGCATGGGCGGTTTCTCACCCACCATCCTTGGCCAGCAAATGCTGCTCGAGGAGCATTTGAAAGGCTTTCCAAAATACCCCGGCGCTGAAACCGCGGAGGGCTTCCAGGCGGTCAAGGCCCGGATGCTGGTGCTGCCCTATGTCGTCGACGGCTTGTGCAACGGGCTCAGCGACATGGTGCGGGGCCGGCAGCCAAAAAACTGATCGCGATCGCCCGCGCGCTGATGGGCGCGCCGGCGGGCGGTCGCAGGAACAGGATCGACGCAAAGCTCATCGCGGCGCTTGAACAAGCCCATGTCTCGCCCGAGGCGATCGCGCGCACCCGGGCGCGAATGGAGAAGGAGGAATCCGGCGATGCCGAGCCGCTCACCGTCGAGCCCGAGAACGTGGAGGCCTTCCGTCTGTTCCGCCGGCTGCAGACGCAGTGGCGCATCACGGGGCTCGCGGCCGGCCGCGCCGCAATCTTCGCGCGCACCGGCCTCGACTATGCCGCGCTGCCGCCGCTTGCAACAGCACTCGCGATCGCCGTCGATGAAGATCTGCTCGACCGTATCGCCATCCTGGAGGCCGAGACGCTCATCATCCATGCCGAGCGCCAGCGTCAGGCGCTCGGCCGATAGGTAGGCGACACCGATGGGCCAGGCCAATCTCGTCGCCAAGTTCATCCTGCAGGCGGATGCGAGCGATCTCATCGCCACCGCCGGCCAGGCGGAAGCCGCCTACGCCAAGCTCGGGCAATCGATCCGCCAGGGCGTGGTGGCGCAGGAGGTGGAGGGGCTGAAGGCGGCGGAGTCGCTGGGTCTCGGCCTGCGCGCCATGGGCCAGGGCGCGAAAGACGCGGGCGTCAACGTCGCCGCACTGGAGCGCCTGCTCGGCTCCATGGGCATCCAGGCGGGCCTGGCGCGCGAGCAGATCAAAATCCTGCGCGAAGGCATCCAGGCGCTGCCGGGCGCGATCGCGGCCCATCCGCTCGCCGCCGCCGTCATCGCCACCACCGCCGCGCTCGTTGCAGGCCTGGTGATGTGGGACCGCTATGACACGGCGGAGCGCGCCGCGCTCGGCACGGCGCAGTCGCTCGGCAACGAATTCAATCTCGGCCGCGAGGACATCGCAAAATACGGCGAGCAGATCGCCGCGACGGCGCAAAGCTCCGAACGCGCCGGCCTGGACATGGAGAAGGCGTTTCTCTCGGCCGGGCTGTCGCCGAAATTGTGGAGCGACGCGGCGGAAGCATCGCGGCGGCTCGCCAATGCGATGGGGACCGACGTCGCGACGGCGGCGCGGAAACTCGGCGAAGCGATGAAGGACCCCGCCGGCGCCGGCGAGGAACTGCTCAAGAGCTACAACGCGCTCGACGGCGCGGGCAAGCAGCAGATCGATACGCTAGTGGCGCAGGGCAATCAGCTCGACGCGGCCGCGCTCGTGCTGGACAAGATCAAGGCGAGCCAGCAGGGCGTCATCGATACCACCAGCACCATGAAGCACTGGTGGGAAGATCTCGGCGATGCCATCGGCAACGCCGTCTTCAATCTCGGGAAGTGGCTGGAGAAGCAGGGCGAGGTCATTGCTCCGGTAACGGATTTTGGCCCCGCCAATCTGAACCGAGGCTCCATCATCGATCAGAGCGGCAAGCGAGTGTCGCTGGAGGGCGAGCCGCAGACGCCGGATTTCGGCACCGTCGATATCACGCCGGCAGCGAACTATATGAGCCAGGCCGACCGGAACAAGGCGAGCCTGGAAGCGCTCGCGCTGATGCAGAAGTATGGCGGCTTGCAGCAACAGCTGACGGGGTTCGACAACGATCGCGCGCAGGCGCTCAACGAGCTCAACAAGAACGCGCTCACTTCGACGCAATATCAGCAGGTTCTTCAGGTCATCGATCTCAAGGAAGCACAGGCCAGGAAGGCCTACCGCGATGCCCTGCTCAATCTCAACGAGACCGAGAAGCAGCGCCAGGAGCTGATCAAAAGCGCCATCGTCGAAGGCGCCAAGATGGTGGAGACTTCGGCGATCGAAGCGGAATGGCAGGGCAAGCTTGCGGCCGCGGCCGACGGCACCATACTCGCCAAGCAGCAGCTCAACGATCAGTACCAGATCCACAAGGCATTGGCGCCGCTCACCATCGCCTACGACAAGGCCGAGGGCGCGCAGAAAGCCATCCTCAAGGGCGACATCGATGCCGTCACGGCCTCGATGCAAAAGCAGCTGACGGCGCAACATGCGCTGGCCGCGGCCAACGACGTGCACAGTGCCGTGGGCGCGCTCTCGGGAAACTCCTTCGGAACGCTCGACGTTGGCGCGCTCAAAGCGCAATTCGCGGAGGCCGCAAAAGCAGCCGCCGAATGGCGCGAGGAGCACATCGCCAACCTGAAGGCGGGGAACATCTACACGCAGGAAGCCGCGGACGAGATCGAGGCGGCGTTCCGAGAGAAGGTGAGCAAGGCCTTCACCGACGCGGTGTCGGCGATCCATGCCGGCATTGCCTCGCTCACCTATCACGCCGGCGCCGCCGGCCTGGCGCTGATGTACGACCAGGACAAGAAGGCGGCGGCGGACTGGCGGACCAAGACGCTGCTCGAGCTCGGCACGGTCGCCGGCGGCGTGGAGAAATACGGCGCCACCGTCGACCTCATCTTCAACGACATGGTCGCCAAGGCTTACGACGACGATCTGGCGCGGCGCACCGACTGGGCGGCCGGCGTCGAGCGCGCCTTCAACGCCATGTCGAAAGACACCGCCGACTGGGCCAAGACCAGCGAGGATCTGGTCAAGGCTTCCGGCGCCGAGATCGAGAAGACCTTCGAGGACGCCGCGGCCAGCGGCAAACTCTCCACCGCCGACCTGCAGCAGTTCGTCATCAAGAAGCTGTTCGAGCTGCTGTGGCAGATCTCCGGCTTGCAGGGTGCGTTCAACACCATCTTCAAGACGTTGTTTTCCGGACTCGGCAACGTGCTCGGCAGCTTTGGCTTGCCAGGCTTCACCGCGCCGGTCGGTCATCAGGGGCTATTGATTGGCGAACCGGCCAACGACAACCGCGTGGTCTCTCCACTCGTTTTCGCCAACGCGCCGCGCGCCCATCAGGGCATGCGGCTTGGCGCCGACGAAGTGCCGGTGATCGCCAAGAAGGGCGAGCGCATTCTCTCCATCCAGGAGACCGAAGCCTACGACCATCTGACGACGCAGCCGATCGTCATTCAGCTGCCGGCATCCGCCGCCGCCGGCGGCGCGCCAGTCATCCATTTCAATGTCGAGAACCGTCATTCCACGGCGCAAGTCGAACAAGGCCCGGCACGGCGCAACGCGGACGGGTCGTTCGACATCGGCATGATTGTGCGGGAGATAGACCGCCATCAGGCGGAGATGAACCACAACGGTGGAAGCATGTTGGTGAGATCGCTTGAGTCGACCCATCACATCCGCCGGGGCGGACTGGGATGACGATCATCATCATCGACAACGGCTATCCCAACTGGCCCGACTACATCGTCGATCCGCCGCCGCTTAACGAGACCTATAAGGCGACGCTGCCGGATCTGGTGGAGCGGACTGATTTCGAGCAAGGGCTGGCCCGGCAACAGCAGATCTACGCCAGCGGCCCAACCACCTTCATGATGGCCTGGCCGATGACGCCGGCGCAGTACCGCCTGTTCCTGGGCTGGAAGTTCAATGCGCTCAAAGGCGATGGCTGGTTCAACCTGCCGGTGTTCGACACGGACGACGCCCACAGCCGTGTCATTCGCTTCGTCAAGGGCCCGATCGAGGTCGGTCGCGAGGGCGGGGAATGGATGTTCGCCGCCCAGGTCGAGACCATGGAGAACATCTGGCCCGACGCGGTGGAGACCGCGAGCGGGATGCTCACCTGGAATTCCGATCTGTCGCTCGAGGAGGTGGTGGACCTGTTCCACGCCAACGTGGCGGCGTTGACGGCAGACATGGCGACCCTTTTTCCCTGGCTCTACCTATGAGCGCGAACGGCTACAGCGACGATCTGCGCGAACGGCTGTCCTCGGCGCCGGCCGACAAGCAGCTTTCGGTGATCACCATCGAGATCAGGCATCCCGCTTTCGATCCACCCGCGGCGCGCTACGTCAACGACACGATCGATCTCACCGCAACGCTCGAAGACGACGCGCCGCTCGATGCCGGCGAGACGGTCGCCTTCACCGCCACCCGCTTCGACGCCATCTTGCCGGAATCGAACGATCAGGGACTGCCGACTTGCAGCCTTGAGATATCCAATGTTGCCGGCGAGCTGATGCCCTGGCTGCAGGCGAGCGTGAGCGTTCCCGCCGCTATCGAGCTCTCGGTGCGGGAGTATCTGCGCGACGATCCGAGCGAGCCGGGACACGTCATCCACGGGCTCAACATCAAGAAGACGCGCGCCGAGCTGCAGCGAGTCAAGGCGCAGGCGGGCTTCGAGGATGTGCTGAACCTATCCGGCCCCAGGCGGGTCTATCTGGTGAAGGATTTTTCCACCCTTGCGCGCTAGTCCCCCCACCACCACAACTGAAGAGCTGGAGCGCGCCTGCGCCTTCGTGCGCCGCGTGGTCGGGTTGCCCTGGAGCGACAAGGCCGAAGGCCCCGATGCTTTTGATTGCCGGGGATTGACCAAGGTCTGTCTGCGCGAGTTGTTCCAGCGCGAACTGCCGCTCGGGTCCGACGATCCGGCCGAAGTGGCGGCCACGGTCAAAGGCATCGCCGGAGGCAATCCCGCGATCCCATGGACGATCGCGCGCTCGCCTTCCCATGGCGACGTGGTGACGCTGAGGAGCGTGAGCCATCCTCGTCATATCGGCGTCTGGTTGGCTATCAACCGCGGCGGACTGCTGCACGCCGTCGAGGAAGCCGGCGTGATGTTCGAGCCCATGATCATGCTGACGACGATGGGCTGGAGCCGCTTCGTCTACTATCGCTACCAAGGCGCGGCGACGACGGCCTCATCAGGCAGCGACGCGGCGGGCCAACGAACATGAGCCGCGCGCTCCTCCTCCTGGTGCGCAACGAGATGGCGCCGCAGGCCTCGCTCGATCGTGCCGAGATCGACGCGGGCCTGACGGTGAGCCAGGCAGTGGCGGCGCAGGGCTGGCAGCTGCCGGCGGGCGTCGATTTGATCCGCGACGGCATCGTGGTGGCGCGGCCGGATTGGGATGTGCTGCCGATCCGCGAGGGCGAGATCGTCACGTTGGCGGATTTTCCCCATGGCGGGGGCAAGGGCGGCAGTAACATCATCCAGATCGCGGCGCAGCTGGCGCTGCTCGTGCTGTCCTATGTGCTGTTCGGCCCGACCGGGGCGGTTACTACGTCGATCGGACTCACCGCCTTCAGCATCGCGCAGCTCGCGTTGCAGGCCACCTTCTACATCGCCGGCCAGGCGCTGCTCTCCGTGCTGCTGCCGCCGCCCAAGCCGCCCGCCGGCATCGGCTCGCCCTCGCCCACTTATTCGCTGTCGGCGCAAGGCAACCGCGCCCGCATCAACGAGCCGATCCCGGAATGGTTCGGCCGCTTCGACATCTATCCCGATCTCGCCTCGCAGCCCTATTTCGAATACGAGGACGATGAGCTGATCCTGAAGGAAGTGTTCTGCTGCGGCATGGGATCGTTCGAGCGCCACCAGGCGCGCGTGTCGGACACGGTGGTGTGGGAGGACGGCAGCTATACCGGCAACTATCCCTCGATCGAACTCGAATTCGTCGAGCCCGGCAGTCCGGTCACGCTGTTTGCGGACAATGTCATCACCTCGATCGAGATCGACTCCATCCATCTCCTTCACACCGACGAGGACGGCTACGACTGGAGCGGACCTTTCATCGGCTGCCCGCCCGGCGCGGTGGCCACTGATGTCGGCATCGACATCCTAATTCCGGGCGGGCTCTACCGTGTCGGCGACTCCGGCGATATCGATCCCACCTCGGTCACCTTCACCTTTCAGGCGCAGCAGATCGACGACAGCGGCACGCCGATCGGCGACTGGTTCGATCTCTTGACCGACGAAGAGCTGAACCTGCAGCAGATCAATCCGGTCAGGCGCAGCTACAAGGAGGCGCTGCCCGCGCCGATGCGCTTCCAGTCGCGCGGCCAATGCACCAGCGCCAAGCTCGACCAGTCAGACCATCACAACACGCTCTACTGGGGCTCGATGCGGGCCTATCTGCCACAATCGCCGGCCGACCCAGATGTTTCGAAGACGGCGCTCAAGGCCAAGGCCACCTCCGGCCTCAACGGCACCACGGCGCAAAAATACAACCAGGTGCAGACCCGCATCCTGCCGCTTTACGATCCGGAGACGCAGACCTGGAGCGATCCGGTCGCCACGCGCTCGATCGCGGCCGCGGCCTCGCACATCCTCCGAGGCGACAACTGGATGAAGCTACCGGACAGCCGCATCGATCTCGCCGCCCTTTGGGCGCTCGATGTCACCTGGAGCGGGCGCGGCGACAGCTTCGATGGCGGGTTCGACGCCAAGCAGGGCATGTGGGATTCGTTGCAGCAGGTGCTGGGCTGCGGGCGGACACGGGCGCTGCAGGCCGGCTCGAAGATCGCCTTCGTACGCGACGAGCCCAGGACCGCGCCAGCCACCGGCTTCAATCCCCGCAACATGACACAGGGCAGCTTCGGCATCGATTATGTGCATCACGACGACAACGCGGTCGACGCGGTGCTGGCGGTGTTCATCAACGAGGATACCTGGACGCAGGATCAGATCCTCTGCGCGCTGCCGGGCTCGGCGCTGACGGAGGACACAGCGCCGCAGCTCAACGTCTTCGGCATCGTCAATCGCGACCAGGTGTGGCGGGAGAGCATTTATCGCGTGGCTGCAAACATATACCGCCGCGTTTTTCCCAGCTTCTCAACAGGACGCGACGGACGGGTCGTGATGTTCGGCTCTCCGGTGCGCGTCTCCCACCACATCGCCAAATGGGGCGCCAGCGCCTCGGCAACCGCGCTTCAGCAGGGGCCTTCGGCCGATGGCGTGTTTCAGGACATTCTGACGATGTCCGAGCCATGGTCGCCGGCAGCGGAGGAAGACCCTACGCTCTATCTCGAAATGCTGACGCCGGATGGCCGGGTCTACGGACCGGTGACGATCGCGCTGCTCGACGACGGCACCATGACCGGGCAGGCGCGCGTGCAGCTGCTGCAGGCCATGGACCCGGGCGGCAAGTATGCCGGCAAGCAGCCGCGCGAGTGGCCCGTCTGGGAAGGCGCCGGCCTGCAGATGGAACGACCGCGGGTGACGCTGGCGACGGCCACGCTGAAGGCAATGGATTGCCTGGTGCTGTCGATGCGCCCTTCCGCGGGCTCTTCTACCGAAGTGGTGACCGTGATTGACGATCCGCGGGTCTATGACGCCGACGCCGATGGGCCGCCCGGCCCGCTCGACATCACCTCGGTCGATTTCGAGTCGCTCGGTCATGTCGGCGGATATACCACTGTTCGGATGACGGTTGCCGGCGCGCCGGAAGCCATCGACTTTCTCTACGTCTTCGACGCGGGCCCCTCGTTCACCGAGCCGCGCGTCTACGAAAAGCTGTTTCTGACCGGCGTGGCCTTCTCGCTAAGCATCCGCGCCCGCGGGGTGGTGGATGGTGAACTTGTCCTGGGAGATTGGTTCGATGGCGATCCTTACACACCGACATAGCAGGGGACAGTGGTCCCCGGGGACCGGCGGGAGAAGCGACGGGTAGGTTGAGGACACTATGACACCGCTGGAATCCATCGAGCAAATGCAGGCCGACCAGGCGTTGTTCCACGCCTTCGTGGCCTCGCTGTCCAACGGCTTCTGGACGGTGCTCGATCACTCCGCGCTGGCCATCTCCCATACCGGAGACACGGTCGAGACCGCGCTCAAAGCCAAGACGGCGCCGGCCCTCGCGCTCGGTGCCAACGGGTTGCTGCGCATCACCACGCGCTGGTCGATGACCAACAACGCCAACAACAAAACGGCGCGCGTGCGCCTGGGCGGCATCACCGGAACGCAGTACCTCAATTTGGCAATTGCCTCGCAGCTCAACTTCCATCACCAGCTCACCATCGCCAACCGCAACGCCACGAATTCCCAGGTGGGCGCGCCGGCCAACCTGCAGGCCGTGTTCGGCGTCAGCACTACGGCGCTGGTGACCTCGGCGATCGACACCACTGCCGACCAGGACATCGTCTTCAGCGGCCAGCTCGCCAACGCCGGCGACACCATCACGCTGGAGGAATACCTCATCGAACTCCACCACCGGGCCTGATGCGATGAGTCTGCAACTGCCCCTGAAAGTCGAGCGCTACGCGGGCCTGCTGGTCCACGTGAAGCTCAAGCTCAACGGTGCGCCGCTACGCTGCGCCGGCTGGCGCGCGGTGATGGCGATCCGAGATCATCCGGGCGCGCCGGTGCGCATCCAGCTAGCGAGCGACGCGGTCACCGCCAACGGCAGCCGCATCACCTGGACCGATGCCGACGACGGTGAACTCGACATCGATCTGAAGCCGGACGACTCGGCCGATGAAACCCGCTTTCCGAGGGTCAACATCCGGCCGTTCACGCGCGGCTATGCCGGCGACCTGCTGCTGTTCGCCGGCGCCTCGCTCTCGGTGCGCAAGGCCATCCCGCTGCCTCTCGAATTCGATGAAACGGTGACCCCCTCGTGAGCGAATACGACGTCACCATCGAGATCGAGGCGAGCGTGGTGTCCACGGGCGCCAACGAGTCGGGGCAATCGGTGGACGCCGCTGGGCCGGTGGTTCTGGTGCGCGGCCGCAACTCCATCGCCAATATCTCCGGCGCCGTTCTGGTCTGCACTCTGCCGCCGAGCCCGAGCGACGGCGACCGGGTGCGGGTACGGGATGCCTATCGCGGCAAGCTTGGCGCTGCCGGCGCGAGCACCCATGCCTTTCACATCTACCCCGACGATCCCGACGCGCAAGGGTTCGAGGACGGGAGTGCCGCCTACCTCGTGATCGATGTGGATGGCGGTTCATTCGAGCTGGTGTTCAACGCCGATCGCAGCATCTGGGAAGAGTGGTCATGAAGCGGAAGCTTGCTCTTGCATTCCTGCTTGTCCTGGCGCCGCTCACCGCCGCGGCGGAGGAGAAGGTGCCGCGCCCGGTGAACGCGCCGGCGACGGCGACGGCCGGCGACATCCTCGTCTTCGGCGCCAGCCCGCAGCAATCCGCCGACAGCGGCAAGACCCTGCCGGCAGGCGCGGTCGTCGGCACCAGCGACACGCAGACGCTCACCGGCAAGAGCATCGACGCTGGCCAGCTCACCGGCACGGTGGCGATCGGGCGGCTGCCGGTCGGCACCATCTCGGGCACGGTGGCTGCCGGCGACGACAGCCGCATCGCCGGCGCGGCGCAGAAGGCGAGCAACCTCTCCGACCTTCTCAGCGCGTCCGCTGCGCGGAGCAATCTGGGGCTCGGCACCGCCGCGACGCAGAACACCGGCACCAGCGGCGCCAACGTGCCGCTGCTCAGCGGCAGCAATAGCTGGAGCAATCCGCAGACCTTCACCGTCGCCCCGGTGTTCACCGATGCTGCCGGCACGCGCACGGCGCTCGGGCTCGGCACCGCGGCGGTCAAGAATACGGGCTCAAGCGGTGGCACCGTGCCGCTGCTCAATGCCGCCGCCACGATCTCCGCCATCTGGACCTACGGCAACGGCGACATTCTCTACAATCCGCTGGCGAGCTCGGGACTGTTGCGCGAGCTGGGCGCGATGCTCACCGAGAGCTGCAACTCGGCGATGAACTACAACAACATCGATTTTGACGGCTCGACGAACTACGGCACACGTTTCAACACCCAGGAGACCGGCAACGCCAATCCGGCCTGCTGGCTGGTGCCGATCAACAAGAACTTCACCACCAGCGCCAAGGTCAACCTCACCATTGCCGCCCACCGGCTTGAGTTCCGGCCCGGCGCGAAAGTCTCGCTGCTCGCCGGCGCGGGCAACATCGCCGACGTGGTCGATCTGCAGGCCGCCGACGACGTGGTGAGCAATCTGGAGATCGACGGCAACGCGACCAACCAGAGCTTCGCCATCTCCGGCTTGCGCATCAGCAACGATGTCACCGGAATCCGCCTGCTGGGCCGGACCTATCTTCACGACACCAAGCAATACGGCGCCCACGTCGTCGGCGGGGCCAGTGTCTTCGCCGAAGACATCAAATGCGCCAACACCCTGTTCGATTGCCTGCATGCCCAGAACGTGGCCGATACCGCCAACGCGCGTATCGCGGTCCAGCATCTGCGCGCCGACCGCTCGATGCTCGACCCCAGCACGGCCGCGCATCCGGCTGTGCAGATCTACGGCACGGCCGCGCATCCCACCGCATTGCTGCTTCAGAGCATCGATCTCGCCAATCCCATTCTGCCCACCGGCTTCGCCACCGCGGAAGGCGTGGAGCTGCGCTATGGCACCGGCTACCTGGTTGGCGGCCTCATGGATGCCGGCACGCTGCAGCTCTCCATCGCCACCGGGATGAACGGCTTCGCCAATGGCGATCTCGTGTTGAAGGGTGGCGCCAACGTCATCGGACACGAGGTCGCCAACACCGACATGGCGGCGCTGGTGCAGAACATCGCCTCGCACGACATCATCGTCGACGGCAACGACGCTGCCGGCGTGCCGCGATTGCCGCGCGCGTTCACGGTCGATGGCACTGGCGACAGCAAGGCACTGGTCTATGACGATCTGATCGGCCGGCATTTCACCGACGACGGCTTTATCGTGGCGGCCACGCCGTTGTCCGGCACCACCAATCTCTCGGACATCCTGGTGGGCAATGCCTTCATGGACGCTTCCGACACGCAGAGCGTCAACAACGTCTTCGGCGACCATGACGGCTTCCATTTTGTCGCCTCGGGCACGAGCTCGGTGAAGCGCTATCATGTCGCCAACGGCGCGGTGGAGGGCGGCAACGCCGCTACGGAGTGCCTCTTCATCACCAACGCCAGCTACGGCGGCGGTAGGATCGCCTGCCACGGCATCAAGACAGACACCGGAACGCTGGTGAGGCTCGTCGACGACGGCAACGTGCTCGCCACCCTCGACTATCTGGAATTCAACATCGCCGACGAGGGCGCCAATCCCACCGCCAACCAGTTCACCGTGAGCCTGCCCAACGGCGGCGCTATCGGCCACCACACCGCCTTCGGCAACTACACCAGCTTCACGCCCTATGCCGCCGGCTACTGGGGCTGGGTGAAGGACGTGAACACGCGGCGGATCGAGGTCTATGGCGCCAGCTCACCCAACGGGACGGAGGACGGCGCGGTCGGCAGCCTCGCCGCGGACTATGCCGGCAACCAGTATTTCAAGACTGGCGTGCTCGGCAACTTCACCTGGATAGTAGCCCGCGCAGCCAGCGGCGACGTGGGCACCGCGATCCGCACGCCGGCGAGCTCGGCCGAGAGCTGCTCGGCCGGCCAGCTCGTGGCCGATACCTCCTATGTCTACGCCTGCGTTGCCGCCAACACCTGGAAGCGCTCTGCGCTCGCCGCCTTCTGAAGGAGAGTTCGAACGATGCTTAAGCACCTGTTTTTTGCCGCTCTGCTGATGGCCTCGCCCGCTGTCGCGGCCGACAAGCCGACCGAGGCGCCGGCAGCGCCGAAGCTGCACACCATCGCGATGAGCGATCAGGATCTGGCGGTGGTCGCCACCGGCATGAACAACGTGGCGCGGCTCTGTGCCTCCACGGATGAAGGGGCGCCGCTCTGCGAAGCTGCGGCGGCCTGGAACGGTATCCGCAACCGCTGGATCGACTCGATAAAGGCCGAGACGAAACCCGACGCCAGCAAAGGAGCCAAGACGCCATGA